CCTCTTAACTTGCTATATCTGTCCAATTAGGGTCTTGTAAAAGATCAATATCTCCCCAGACCAAAGAAAATGTTGTCTTGCCAGAAGCTAACAAACTTGTTAGGGTTATTGAAATACTCTCAGCAATTACTGCGGTCCCCACTTCCCCGGTTATAAAAGAACCAGCTAAATTCACACTAGCTGTTCCTGTAATCGTTGCACTGCCTATACTAAAAGTACCAACAGCCCCTTCTGCAAGTATATTTATATTAGGGTCTATAACATCAGAATAAGATGTTTCAGAGTAAGTAAAATTACCGTACATTTTTTAATAAGACCAGATGGTTGGACGAGGACGTGTAGGGGAATTTTCTAATGTGTCTAAATGTAAAAATCTAGCCCCGCCTTTTTGATTCACTCCGATTCCTGTAAACCCTATTAAAAATGCTAACGATAATAATTTAAAAGCATTACCTCTTTCAATAAGAATATCAGCAGCTTCGCCACTAACGTGCGCTCCGCCCTTTGGGTCTTTCTTCATAGCTTCTACTGGATGAGTTGAATCCCTGTACCCAGAACTAATAGTCATAGGCTTGCCATATGCTTCTCGCAAATTATTTAATTTGTCTATAAAACTCTGATCCATCTTCTCTGTACCTGTATGGCTACAAGTAAACTCATTAGCTTTAAAATATTTAGAGTTTTCCCAATCTACGCTCATAGTTTTGGTTCTTTCTTACTAAACATATCTTGAAGTTCTTTACTTTTC